ATACCTATAGGTATTGTTACAGCTAATTTTTCATTTTCTGTTATATTTTCAAATTCTGGGTTAGATTCCATTTCTTTATTAACAGCATCGGTTCCCATAAGAAAAAAGTTAGCAGCTCTCCCATATACTCCTCCTATCATAGCAGGTGCAGATTCAGCTAAACCTAAAACACCTCCTGCTAATAATGAAGAGGCTTGTTTTTTTTCTATATATTCTTTTGTAGTTCCTTTATCTCCTAATAATTTTACATTGCTTTCTCTTATTATAGGAGACACTTCTTTTTTTGCTGATTTTTTTATATAATCATCAATTTGGTTTTGATCTAAACCTTTATCTTTTAGTTTTTTTAATTCTTTAGGGCTTAATAAATACTCGGATGGCATTACCTCTGAAATTAAATCTGTAGCTAAAGATGCAGCTCCAGAAGACATTGAACTAGCTCCTTCTAACATTTTATTATATAAAGCTCCAAACCAGTTACCTTGTTCTGCTTTTTTTCTTAATAAATTTCCAGAAGCTGATTCTATTACTTTCTTATTGTAATTTATAATATCAAACTTATCTTTTAATAAGTTAAACTTATCTAAGTTTTCTTTAACTTTATTATTATGAAGAGTGATTTTTTCTTGAAACTCAGGCGTATTGTTTCCAATAGATAATTGATAATCAATTTCTAATTTTTCATCAGATAACTGCTTTTTTGAAAGATCAATTTCCTTTAAAGATTTAGCGTATTCATTTTGAATATTACTTACTTCAGATATTTTTTGATCAATTTGTTTTTTATCTACTAAAGATTTAGATTCTCTCCTAGCTTTTTGAGTTGATTCAGAAAAATCTTCCTTTCCTTTTTCTATAGATGCAGCTTTATTAACTTCTGGTATAGTGCTTTTAACTACTTCTAAAAGTTCTTTTTTAGGCTGTATAGGTTTCTTTTTTAAAGATTCTACACTAGGAAGTCCTTTTAGTATTGGACTAGGTGGTCCACCTAAACCATCCAAAACCTGCTGATCTTCCTGTGGCTCTGTAACCAATGAAGTGTACAGATCCTGAGGTTGAGAACTGGATCCCCATAGCTCCTCTTGAGAAAGAGGATTTGAATCTACTTTTTTTTTTACTATAGCGTCTGTTGGAGGAACAAAGTTACTTTTTTTAGACTTAGTTACAACTGCGTCAGATGGCGGTACGAAATTATTTTCTTCCATTTATTATTTTTTTGTGTATGTATTTCCATCAGGACCTACCAATGATTGACCTTTCTTTAATTTAGCCCACTTTGAATTAAAGTCGGACTGTGTACCTGAACCAGCAGCACTTTTTCTCAAGTCAACTAATCCTGACTGACTCTTAAGATATTGTTTGGCTTCAGTTACTGAATTAAATCCTGCAGATCTTAACTTAGTAGAGAACGCAGGGTTATCTGTACCTATGGTATGATTTATTTGTGTTTTTGAAGTCTCTCTATAGTTATCTTCAGTAATAGACTCTGATCCTTTATACGTAACATAGTCCATCTGTAACTTACCATTTCTAATCTGTAGTTTAGTTACCTCATCTACAACTCCAGGACCTCTCTTTATAATTGCATTTTCGATTCCTAACTGTGCACCAACAATTCTATTTGCTGTGTCCTTTATTGGTAGAACATCTCCCTTTCGTGGTTTCTTAGCCTCCTCTTTTAATCTTTGTGCTTCTGTAAGCTCTCCACCTCTTCCTCCGCCACCACCTGATGTCTTAACAGGCTCTGCCTCGTATCCAAGTTGTGATCTTAGGTTCTCCTTAACAGCCTTCCTAGCCTCTTCCATCTGTGCTGGAGTAAAGTCAGTTGGGTTATAGTTCCCAGTTCCGTCCCTCTTATAAACTATCAATTTTCCTGCCTTAGCAGCTTCCTTTTCTTCAGCAGAATACTTACTAGGGTCTGGCTGATATGTTGTCGTATATCCACCCACAGTGTCCATCAGAACGCTTCCAATTGATCTATCTGTTGATAGAACACTGTTAGCGACCTGGTCTGCCATTTTTGTGTACTCTGGTCTTGCTGTAGGATCTGATATCATCATTCCAGCAGTCATCTTCTTGAACTCTGCTATCTTGCTATTCTTAGCAACCTCAGCGGTCACGTTCACCTTTACAGGAATATCTCCCATTATCTTGAACATACCTGTTGCACTCTGTGGTTGAAACTTTGTAGTGTCTATCTTACCCTCCTTGTCATACTCAGCAACATACAAGTTACCACTTGCAGGGTCAATGAATGACTTCTTGTTCTGGAAGTTCTGCATGTTACCTAGAAGTTCCATCTGGTCAGCAGCCTGTTGTCCAACCAATCCCTTGGCCTGCATGTCCACGAACCTGTCGTAGTTAGAGTTCCAGTTCTTAGTCACATTAGTAAATGAACTCCAGGAGTCCTTCTGATTCTGAAGGTTCATCTTGTACTGGTTAGGATCTATCTTTCCCTGCTTCAGAAGTTTTTGTTGTAACAGTGTGTACTGCTTTGTAGAGTTGGCCGAGTCCTGTATAAACGTACCCATCGACTGGCTATGACCAAAGTCAACCTTACCTATCTCGTCAACAAATCCCTGAGTAACCTCGTCGATTTCCTTACGTTTTGCCTCTCTACCCTCTTCAATCTTTGTTAGATTAGCTGTAAGGTCGCTTGCAATCTTACCCCAGTCAACTATTGGGTTACCTGCCTCGCCTCTGTCTTTATATCCGTAGTATTCCATTTATTTATTGATCAAAAGAATTTACATAATTATCGTACCAACTTCCAGCATCTTTTTGAAGCTGAGATAATGTTTTTCTTGGAGCAGTTACTCCAGAAACCATATTAGGGTTGTTCATTTGTCCAAGTGCTGATATATTAAAACTACTAGTTGGTCCAGACGCTTGAGCAGGAGCTCCAAATCTATCTCCTATTATAGACTGTTGAGCTGGGTTAATTGTACTTCCCATTCCTGTTGTATCACCTACAGTAAATCCTTTACCAATATCTGCAGGAGTAGCGTTATTCCCATACAAAGGAGCCGCCTGTAATGCCTGTCCAGCTAAACTAGTAACTCCAGATATAGCACCTGTAATAGCAGCTGTCTTAGCTGCCTGTGCATTTGCTGCAGCTTTCTGTGCTCCCATAGCACGTTCCTCATTCATCCTAGCTATCTGGTCCCTATTAGACATCTTTTCTTGCATCTGAGTAGACTCTAATGAGAACAAGTCCTGTCTCATCTGCTCTGTGATTCCAGTCTGAGCCTCTGTGGCTGCTGCCTGAACCTTACCAACACCTGCAGCAAGTGACCGTGTGTCAGACTCCTGTAGTGCCTGTAGTGCCTGCATCTGCTGTGCAGTGCCTTCTCTTCCAGCCTGTTGGTACGCCTCCATTGGTAGCTGTACGCCACCTGCAAACTCTCTCTGGTACTCTGCCTCTGCCTTTGCTGCTGCCTCTGCTGCTGCCTGCTCTGCTGCAGACTGAGCCTTTGACTGCTTGGCCGCTGCCGATAGGTTCATGCCTACTGAGGCTAGTGTTCCTGCTGCAGATATTCCAAGTCCTATTGCTGCCGCTGTTCCTATTGCCATACTATAATATTTTTATCATTTCTAAACATCCCTGGGATCCCTTTACGTACCCAAGTTCCTCGTATATTTTTATTAGACTCTCGTTCTTTAGAGACACGTACGTATACTTTGCTCCTACATTCTTTAGTATATTTCCTAGCGAGTTAACAAGAGTTGAAAGATACAGTTTCCTGTTCTCCTTGTCCTTGTACTCCATATTTGATACAATAAACTCAACCCATCCAACCTTAGAGTTTGTCATGTAGACAAATCCAGCGCAAACTGGAACCTCTCCGTCATATATAATTAAACCACCTGTAGCGTCCTCTGGTAAGAAATCTCTTGGAGGTGCTGACCATCTCCAGTCCTTCCACCACTTAGATAATATATCGTCGTAGTCGCTATGCTCTAACTTTCGTATATACATACTGCAAAGGTAGTGAATTTTTAAGGATTACTTTTGAAAATACTTGACTGCACATTGTACAGCTGTATCCTACTAGTTGCTGAATTCTCTAGTTCAAACTGCATGAAGTATCCCCTCATTCCATAAGACTCAGCGTCCATATTTTTCGTATATAAGACCATATCAGTTACAAGTGGAATGCTACCATCTATAACAGTGGTATCTATGGTTATTGACTTAGCAGTCCTTGCCGTTACAACACCTATAAATCGTGTCGATGCAACTGCATTATTTTCTATTGTTCCAGCTAACACGTTGTCTCCTACACTAAGAATACTCCCTATGTTTCCTGAGAACGTGACCACAACTGCCGATGGCACTGTTGACACAACAGACACTGGAACTCCAATTCCTTGAGATGACCTAAGCCTTAAGTCGTTACTATTTGAAGAGCTCCTTATGTACGCAAAGTATCCGCCCTCCTTCTCAACAAACTGAGATGAAAGTATGTGTCCCTTAGACAGGTCTGTGTAGAACGTGCAGTTCCATGGGGTATCATTATCTGTAGAGAACGTGTTGAAGTTCTTCACCGATGTCGGATCCAAATTGAACACTCCAGCAACCTTTGAGGTAAACTGTTGTCCATAGAAATTATTTCTAATATCGTTTGTGTTATGCCTATACAGGTTCCCACCCTTAAATGTATATAGGTAGCTGTTCATCCCTATTATCTTCTCTGGTATGTAAGAGAAGAATGATGTCCACCCCTGAGATGAGTCGCTGTATGCTATTGTGTTTGCCATATTATAAAGTTATAAAAGATAACTGATCACCATATATTGTCTCTCCAAACACTATTGCATACGCCCTAACGTAGTACGTAACTCCAGATGTTAGTTCAGTTGCGTTTAACGAGTAGGCTCCCTGACCCATTACAGTATCTGTTATTACACTATTTGCTGTGGTTGGATTCGTACTTGTTCCATAGACAAATCCTCTTATTGCGTTAACATCTCCACTATCGCTTATAAGGTTTCCATTAAATGTTGCTGTAGTTTCTCCAACAGAAGTTATAGACACTGTGTCTATACCAACGCAAGGAAGCAGATCTATTAAGTTACCACCTATTTGTTGTCTATAGTAAGAGCCATCAGAGTAGTATCCATCTGATGCTATAATAGTTAGCAACTCATCTAGGAATACCGACGTTGCGTTTGAAAAACTTGCCGAGTCTATATATACAATCATAATTAATAATCTAAAGAAACTACTTCTAAATGAAATTTTAAACCTTGAACTACTGTTTGAAATTCTTTTATATTTATATATAAATTAGTTGGACTTATGACTCTAAATGTTGGACATAAAATAGTTGAATCTAAATTCATGTCAAGTCCTATACCTTCAATATAAATCTTAACCATATAATTATTACTTATCATAGAAGTAGCAAGATATACGCTAACAACACTAACATTTACCTGGTTAATTACAGTAGCAGATATTATATCTCCTGAACGATTTAAAACAGTTCCGATAGGAGTCGTTTGTATATCTAATACTGAAAACCAACCTCTATTGGAAGGAATTGCAGCGTTCATAATTGAAGACTCAACATCTCTATGTTCTACAGCTGTAATATTTGTACCTGACTCTAAATTAGTGTCTATCTTTGTTTGCAATAATTCTTTTCTTGTTGGCATTTTATATTTTTTAAATTGTTACTGAATAATCTGTTTCTGAATAATCTAATATTGAATAGTCTGGAAAAACGCAATTACACGCATTAATAAAAGACAACTCGTTATAACACAAATATATAGGTGTGCTTATTGTGTAATCCCAAACAAGGTATAGGTACTTATATCTATTTGGATTATCATATAGAAAGCTAGCCTCGTAGTTTCCAGTTGAAGGATTATACACTGGACTTGCCACGTCTAACTCATACTTTAACAAGTCAACCTCACTCTCTGAGTATAGAGTGTCAGACACTAGATACTTAAAGTTATTGTTATCAAACACAAATGTGTCATCAGTTAGTTTATTAGAGCTCATCTTAACCATACTTCCAAACGCAGGTATAGGTCCAAAAGATGCCATCGCTGTATCTGCATCGTATAGTGACACAGTATCGCTCTCCATTATTACGAAGTCAGTATTAGTAGAGCTTGTATGAGATCCAAGCTTCCAGTTGTAGTTGTTATGTATTGTCTTACCTATATCATCAACTGAGTTCAATACAACTCTAACTACAGTAATCTCTTCAGATTCAGCACAGTTAAATAGTAAGTTATATGTAGCGTCTACAGGGTACATCTCAACTTCTATTATAGATGGGTCTATTAGTGACTTATAAAAAGAATAGAATCCACTTCCAGTAATAGTATGATTTATTACTATTGCTCCATTATATCTTACAATTATACTAGAAGATCCAGAAGAGAAGTTATAATCAAGTACAACATCTCCTATTAAACTTCCAACCTCAACATTAAAAAACAATGGAGTTGATATATTATCTTGAGATATTATTGTTCCACAGTTATATAGTATAGGCTCAGATGGTAACTTATTGTCACTAAGAGTTAGCACGTACTCCTTCATATAAGGGTCGTATCCTCCTATATTTTGAGTTCCAAATCTACCCTTGAATTGGTTCCTAAACCAGTTATTCATTCCGTAACTAGATATAGGAATTAAGTCATCTCCCTTTAAGTTAAGAACTACACTCCTCTTTGTATCAGTAAAGTACGAATCGTATCCGTACACAACAAAACTCTCTGGATTTCCACTTATTCCGTACTCCTCTATCCTTGCTATCTGAGTTCCAAGTACCTCTGGTGTAGCTGTTATTGCTCCACCACCAGCTGCGTCAGACAGTAAGTTCTTGCCAACTAATACGTTTGATACCTTATCCTCTTGAAGCACAAGAACATCTGTCTTCCTTCCGTGCATCACATTAATTGGTCCGAACGACTTCTCGCAGTCCTTCCAGTTCACAAGTGCCAGGTTAAACTCATTAAGTTTGTTTAGATTTGTCTCTGCGTTATATATTCCACTATATGTAATACCAGCATACCTGTGTGCCTCCTTGAAGTCCTCCTGTGAAACAGAGGTAACCCTACTACCTAAGTAGAATGGAGATCCAGTTAAAGTATCTCTTATCTTATAGCTCTCTACCCCATTTCCAAATGAGAAACAGTTAAAGAATTCTAAGTCTATAATAGCGTTCTGAGACTCAGTCTGATTCTGATCATTATCTCCATTTCCACTCATGTGATACCCGTCAACTATATCAAAGCTCTGACTGTTCTCAAAGTATATCTCACCGTTTGAAGGCTCTGCTTTGGTCTCAAATATTAAAACTCCAGCTGCCGTCTGAACCTTTATATCTACTGTAACCCTGGATAATCTTTGATCTGGACTACCGCATGAAGGCATTCCTGTTGTTGCCACAAACCTAAGCCTTCCTTGATTTCCTGAAATAGTTGTATCTCCAGTACTTGCATTCTCTGCCTGAAATAAAAAATTATTTACCCCATTTCCACTTAAACTAGCTAAAACAGGATCAAAATTTCCAAATGTAGGGGTTGTCCATTCTAAAAATGTTGTATAGACAACTGGATTACCAAGAGATCCTTCTCCGCCACCTTGAGTCATCTCATTCAGATTAGGTCCCTCTGAATTAAACCAGTCGAACATATTGTCGTAGTTATTTCCTGATACAAAGTTTTTTGAGTATGAGTAAAAATAATCTTTACACTTAGGGCCTCTATATCTCCTATCCGCATAAACAAAAAAAGATATCTGACTTCCAGCAGGTATAGCAAATGGTCTGTACCGTCTATTTGTTGGACTAATATCATCCTCTGGATTATAAGCAGGATTTAACTCATCAAAGTAATACTGAACGTAGTATGTATTAGTTATAGATCCACGCCATCTAAATGAGTTAGGATCATACTCTGCAGAAAAACCTGACGGTCTAAGTTTCATATATAATCCTGCAGGCTCAATTATTGCTGAACCACCTGCATTTAAATTTCCACTTATAAAATTATTAGGCTGAGATACAAGATCTAAAACAGTTGTCTCAATAAGATTGTTGACAATACCATTTGCATCAGATTTAACTATAAGAGTTTGATTTTCAGATACCTTCTGTCTATTCTCTCCCTCTAATTTAAACCATATCTCTTCCGCAGTATCAGGATAAAATAATCCTGAGTACACGGTCTCATAAGAAGATACAGACTGCTTTAGAACGAACTTATATTTTGTAGCCCAATCAGGAGGACGGCTATATATTGTAGCCCTAATATTATTTATAGAGTCTGAATTATCAGGACCTATATATATTGTATTATTTGTGTCAACAAGAGCTGTAGAACTTCTTAGATAATTATCCATATACACAATTGCAAGCTCGTAATCTCTATTACTATGTAAACTTTTCTTAGCTCCTAATTTGGTAAAAAAAGCATCTGTAATTGAATTCTTAAAGTACTGATACGCATATAAAAAAGTCCCAGTTGGAAACTCTGTTTCAAATTTTACAGCAGGGCACTGTATCCCAATTATACTACTGCCTGGAATTGCATCTATTAAGAATGCCCCTCCTGTTGATGTTATTCCACTATCTATATCGTCCCACTGAGGATATGTTGTGTCAGCTGGTTTTCCAACTTTATCCTTGTTATACACATCTGTTAAAGAGTTCCCTTTAGTTGCATCAGCGTATGGCTTGTGTGTAGATACTGCGTCTTTAAACTCCTGACTTGTAGCCATCTCAAATACAGAACTATAGTCTTTCGACAATACAAAAATAAACGAATATGAAAAGTTATTTGCATCTCCTGGACCTGGAGATTCATTAGTATTAAACGCAGGATTTCCAGAGTACGAGTCATGTATAATTTCAAAATTAATTATTAATACAAAATCTTTTTTTAAACTCTTACCTGTAAGATCTATATTTAACATAGATAACGGAATATTTTTAATCGTAGTAGTATCTATTGTATATGGAATTCCATTACTATATGTAACATTTACAGTGTCTTCTGATGCATATTTACTTACAACATCTAATGAATAGTCTACCTGACCTACATCGTATCCATCCACATAGTTCCCATACATTATTCTATTTCCAATAGATGTCTGAGCCTTTGCTATCCTAGGGACATTGTCATATAGTCTCAACAACTCACTCTCTAAAAGTACAGTATATATCTTTCTATTTGTAAATACAAGTGACGTTGGTTTATTGTCAAGCCATTCTTCTTTTTTCTTATCAAACTTTTCTATTACATTTATTATATTTGAGTCTGAAGATTTAAAGCATATGTCAATTCCTACAACCTGTATTGGTCCAGTGTTAAACTTTATAATTATTGAATTAAAAGAATTTGTCATCCCTAAGTTTTCAAAATTATTATAATCTAACTCAAACTGTTTTGGCTCAAATGCTATGTCTGAAAACTGAGAAAGAGCACTGTACTCTCCATTATCATATTTGTACCTATACGAAAAAGATAGAAATTTTTCTAGAATATAGTTCTCGTCTCCTCCAGAGTCATATAACGAAACTTCTGGAGCGTTCATAGGTGGAGCAACTATAACAGATATGTCACTCTCATCAAATGTAGTGTAGCTACTATTTACATTAATTCTTCTTGGAGGATTCAAGTTGTCCGTCCAAAATAGTAAGTCATCAATCTTATTAATACCATTTATAAGGTACTCCTTATCGAATTTTAAGATAGGATTTAATGATAAAGATACTAGGTGGTAAAATACAGTACTAGTATTTGTATTGTATGATAAGACAAGGTCAGCATCCGTAGATGTTACAAACCAGTATATAGTCTCGTTTGAACTGTCCTCGTACGCACCTATGCATATAGCGTCACCACTTATGTACTGTATATTTGGTGTTAATAGAGTGTTCCCTTTAGAGTTCTCTATAGCGCCAACACTTCCTAAGTCTGAGTTGCTAGAGGCTCCAAGTTCTGATGATCCAATTCTTATATTTAAAGCGTCAATATATTCACCTGGTTTAATAAATCTCTCGTCAAGATCCTTATTCATTTTACCAGCATAGAATAATGCCTCAGCTGTATTTAGTGCATCTGCCATATCTATTTAATCCATTTATCTTTACCTCTCATATTCATAAGAAGTCTACCTGGGTGAATATTTCCAATTCTTATTCTAGTATTCCTTAATATAGCAGTCTTCTCCTTCTTAGCTCTCTGTACAACGTACTCCTGAACACCGAACTTAGAGTTAAGTATCTGGTACTTAATGTAGGCGTATATGAACTCCTCTGCCATCTTGTTTACACTTACGCTAGAGTCGTCACCGTTCTCCATTCCATCTGATACGTACTCAAGGATACATAGTTCACCAGCCATTCCAGAACCAAAGTTTATAACTCCAGACTTCTTATCAATTCTGTATGTAGGATTAATGTTAGCTGTTTCTGTATTAAGACCAAACCTAGAACCAATAGGGTAGTCAAAGTACCACATACCGTTGTAATTGAAACCTTCTCTGCCACTAAATGGACCAGATCCTGGGTACATGGTCTTCTGTTGGTTAGTTATTCTATCGTTGTCCATAATAGACGTACCCTCTAAGATATCACCATCCTGATCAAATAAAATTCTACAGTTGTTGTCCTGTAGGTAACTGTTACTATAGTTTGTCTGTATGTTTTCTGTAAGTGGACGAAGTATGCCGTCCTTATATAAAGAGATCCTTACGTAGTTTACATAGTTATCTGGAAGAACAAACTTAAGGTCGTCACATATGCTTATCTCAAGAACCTTTATCTCCTTAAGAGCATCGTAATTTATCTCTTGAATTCCTCTCTTTGCATGGAACAGTACGTTGTATCTTGATACGTTATTTATTAACTTATCGTTACCAACATACATCAACATAAAGTTATTTACAATATCCTCTAGAGACAGGTACTGGTACGAACCCCAGTTCTCTCCCTCTGGATTCTCTCCAGAATTTTCATAGTACTGATAACCAGTTAAGTATGCCATTATTATCCTTGTATTTGTTTATTACTATTCTGCTCATTAGTACCAAATTGGTACACATCACCCTCTCTAATAGACAGGCCAGCATACTTTAATATCTTTGCCACTAGTAGAGGCTCGTCAGTAAGAGGAAGCTCAAAGTCTTGGTAGTCACTATTTTGATTAAATATAGGAGCCCCGTTTACCATTATATATGTCCACTTTGGATCCTTTGGTATTCTTATGTACTGAGACTTAACATTAGATGTGATTGTATCTGGGTACACTGTAATATAGTTTCCCTCCTGAGTGTAGGCTGGATATGACTTAGATGGTGACGTTAGGTTAGATGAAAGCAAGTTTAATACCTTGTCGTGTGACAACCTGTCTATCTCCTTTGATCCATATCTAATTGTATTTGAGTAGTAGTAGTCCTCAGGAAGCTCAAATATGTTTGAACCTAATCCAAGTGGATCAAGAGTTGCTGTAGAAGATAGGCTATCTATTACCTCCTCTACAAGTTTAACCATGTCCGCATATCCAGTACCAGACTGTCTATTGTTCATCTTATTTATCCACGTGTTGTACTGGTAAAAATAATCTTCAAATATATCTATCTGTGCCTGCTTAGCATATAAATTAAAGTCATCTGGAGTTATGTATCCAAAATTATTTTTATTTACAGCAGCCAGGACTGTGTTTCTTACTGAGTCTATCATTCTTAAAAACTTTTTACAAAGATAGCAAAAAAAAACACCCCTTATTTTGGAGTGTTTAATTTCAATTACTTTACGTGATTTTCTAATAACTTGAGGACCTCAATCCCTTCGTCTGTCTGAAGGTATGATGCCAGTATATAATTTTTATCCTCCCCATATGGGACGGTTAGAACCTTCTTTTTATTCTGTGGTAAGTTAAAGTAAATGTCTCTATCCTTATTCTTCATAACGATTACATTATACTCAAAGAACTTAGCGCAGGTATTCTGTAACTTCAACATAGGATCGTTAAGCATACTCAAGAAGTCTGTTGGGTACGACTTGGCGTAAACAAACACGTCTCTCTTAAGTTCTGCTGTGGACATCTTCTCGATGTTTGCCCCTAATAAAACTCTAGCTACTGCCTCTAGCATCTCAACATTTAAGTCTCTAGCTGCTAACTGAGCGTCTAGCTCTGCATTAAAGTATTCGATATCGCTTGCGGCATTCTTTTCATTGTTAACCTCTTCGAAGACATCTCCATATCCTGGATGCAAAGACAAGAAGTACTGTAGAACTGGATTTGTTTTAGGAACAACTAGTGCCCCATCAACAAAAACAATTGGCTCTAATATAGAGTTTCCGTCCTGTTCTTCCTCGAATGGTGATTTTTGATTTACGGCATATCTTAATGCCCTGTTTGATGTTCCATCGAAGTGAAGTAGAGGTGATCTACGTGTGTTTCTTGATGACAACATGTAAGTAAGTGGAGTTGAGTCTCCCTTTAGAATGTAGATCTTATCTACTGGTACTGCTTGATTTTTCATTTGATGTGATTTAATTTATTAAAATAAGGGGATGCGGCGATTATCACCGCATCCCCTATTAAGGTATTCTAGTTTGTGAACAAGAAGAAGTTATTTGCTCCTAATGTACATAAAGCTCTTTCAGATAAGAAGTGAACTTCCATTGCATCTAAGCTAGAGTTTTGTGCTCCACCTGCAGAACCTGTGATCCAAGTCTTGTAACGTCTGTCTTCTGTTTCAGAAGCTCTGTAACGTACATGTAAGAATGGACGTTTAGCGTTTTTACCAAGAACCTGATCGTATACTGTAGTAGATCCAGCTGGAACTAATACACCATTGATAGCTCCACCAACGATACCACCTCTTAATGAAGCGTCGTTCAAGTACTTCCAGTCAGTCTTGTAGAAGTCATAACCTCTACGGAAACCTGTGAATCCTAAGTTCAATGCCATCTCTTTGTCGTTATCAAACAACCCATAAGATGTACCACCTGCTCCATAAGAGTTTTGTTGAGCTAACATATCGTCAATGTCGAAAGAGAACTGACGGTTGATGAACAATACATTCTCCTCGATAGCACCTTGCTTGTCAAGTCTCTTGATGATCTCATCAAAGTCAGACAAAGCGGTTGGATTACCACCACTGAATACGTTACCTCTATTTCCGATAACATAGAACATACCCTCAGATCCTTTGTTTCCTACAGATGTAGTAGCGATAGCTCCAGAAGCTGCCTCAGCAGGAACTGCCTCGATCATAGACATCTCTAAGTAATCCTCGAAACGCAAACGAGTTTCGTGCTCTGATTTAATGTACCACAAGAAACCTGTAGCTCCATTCTCAGTTGTAACCTCAACCCATCCAATCTGTGCCATGTCAGATCCAGTAACAGCGTACTTCTCTTTGATGATGATTGGGTTGTTAGAGAAGATAGAGTCAGAAGCCTCAACAGACTCAACCATACCTGCTGTTCCTTTTCTGAACTCAGAACCGTATACAAAACAACTTAGAGTATCTGTAGCTGCAAATGTTTGTCCTGCTGCTGCGTAGTATGCAACATCAAATGTGTTTGCGTTAGCAGCAACGGCTGTGATGATACCCTTGTTAGATTTTGAAGATGCATTATCAGAGATTAAAACTGTTTGACCAACTTTAAAAGCAATTCTAGCAGTACCAGAAAGGTTAGAAGATGGGATCAATGTGTCAGAAACTGTGATAGTTGCAGTATCAGCTCCAGCTGCTGCTGCAGAGGCACAGTTAACGTACTTAGTGTGTAGACGACCTTGTTCAGCCCATTTGATAAGATCTGATGTAGAAGGCATCTCAGCTCCAACAGCTCTTAAGAAAGATGCTACTGAGCGATTACCATAACGCTCGAATTCTTTTTCGTACGTGTCTGGAAGGTACTGATTCAAAAAGTTGAAGTCAGTGATGTAATTTGTTGCAAGAGTTTGTCTCGTTGCACTTGGTTGTAATGCGTACCCTGGGGTACTAGCTACTTCTGCTGCCATGATTTTGTGTTTTAATTGTTTCTATTACTTTTTATTTTTAGTCCTCTCCCACTTCCACTATCGCTAGCTACAACTTTAAACCCTGATTGGCTGATTGACTGTGGTACATTTCTAGTATCCATATCAATATTCTTAATTTTTTTTGCATTATCTAATAACGCTTCAGCCTTGCCTTGTTCGTAAAAGAACGTGGCCATCTTCTCTGGATTCATAGCAGCTGCTAATGAACGGTGGTAACCAACAGGATCAGATATCATTCCATTTGCATCTATATACTTAGATATAAAGTTTGAAACATCTGATTGAATTTTCTTAGTCTCCTTAACATCTCCAGGTGAAAACTTAACTGTCTTATCTCCTATAACGAAATCAAAACCTTTGAAATCGTCAGAGAAAAGTTCCTCCGTCTTCTTTTGAAAATACTCAGATTTTCTGTAATTTTCCTCTTGTTGACTCTGTGAGTCTTGAACATATTTCTTGTAGGCGTTATAAGTCTCCTTCTCACCTTCAGAGACAAGACCTCCAGCTGACTCAACTGGTATCCTATAAGCCTCCTTTGAATCCTCAAAGTACTTCTTAGCCTTAACAAGCTCTTTCTTCTTGGCGAGTTCTTTCTTCTTGATATCCTTTGGATCGTCTAGGTCCTCGTCGTACGAGAACTTGTCCTCAATCATATAAGCGATATCCTCATCGTCTAGATCTTCATCTGTCTGTGAGTAATACTCTGCCAACAATGAGTCTGAATCCATTGAGCTGTAGTCCCTGTTTAACTTAACAAAGTCTTCAATCCCACGTCCAGTCTCTTTCTTATATTTGAAGTATGCAGATACGTCACCTGGTAACTCCTCTGCCTCTTCTCTCTTTTGAAATAACTCATCAATTGATGTTACCTCCTTATTGTATCTGTTCTTAATGTACGAGAGTACATCCTCGTCCTTTAGTCCTACCTCTTCAACTTGTTCAGTTGTAATGATCGGTTCTTCTTGCTGACTAAACTTCTCCTCGTGTTGATCTAGCAACTGTTGTTCTACCTCTTGAATAGACTTTTGCTCAGAGATGCCTGCATCCCTAACTGTGAAATTTTCCATTTGATTTGATTTATTTAATTTTTAATTTTATGTAAGTCTAACCTTAACTACACCTGCTGTATGATATAAACTTCCAATTGCGATTCCTGCTGCTGCTGCTGCAGCATCATTAGCATAATTTCCAGATACAGTTGGCAATAAAGCAACAGTTCCTGAAGCATCAGGGAGAGTAATCGTTCTATTATCAATAATATTAGTAGGAGCTAATAGATCGATTCTTTTAGTTAATCCAGATCCATTATCTCTATTAAATCTTAATGAATCTTTATACAATACATTTCCTAGTAACGTATCAGTATCTATAATAGATATAGAAGTTCCGTTTAAAGTGGTTTTAATATTTCCAGTTATAATGTTATTCCCATTATCTACAGTCTGCTGTAATGTTCCAGCTCCACCAGATGGTCCCTGCGCTCCAGTAGGCCCTTGAACTCCCTGAACACCTTGAGCCCCTTGAGACGCTAACAGTGCCCAGTTTGTTGTAGCTAAGTTTGGAGTTGTAGTTCCAGACGTTGCTAGTATGCAAAAGTAAGACGCACCTCCATATCCTACAGCATCATCTGCAACATAAGATGTTCCTGAAACCCACGCCCCTTGCCAGTTTAACCCAGCAGGTCCAACTGGTCCTAACGGTCCTGCAGGTCCTTGAACACCTTGTGGCCCCTGCGCTCCAACACCAACTGTATCAGCTATGTCTTGTATTGTAAATGGCTGTGTGTCAGAATTTAATACTGCTGACTTTCTTTCTGTAAGGTTAACTCTTTCTGAGATTCCTATAAATCTTGTTCCCGATGGTACTGTACTCATTTTTTTTGTTTTAACAATTCCACTTGTCTAACGCAAGTTTTTTTCTTGTTGGTTCTCCGTTTGGTTTTTTCATTGGTCCTGGCATTCCAGACATTCTAGCGCAGAATGATTTTCTACGATTTGCGTCATTACTTCCTGGCTTTAATTCAGATGGCTTCTTCGTTACGGCCATCTTTAACTTACTTCCTGGGTTCTCTTTTCTATAGGATGCAACACCCTTAGCGTTTAATCCTCCAGTTGCTGACTTACCCTCTTTTCGTGTCCAGGCTGCTGTCTTCATTTTTTTTGCAAAGTTAGTTATTTATCTTGGTTCAAATTCAGCCATATCAAATCCATCCAAGCTGTCCTCGTTTGACTCAAAGTTTACTGGAGGAAGGTTGTTCTTACGCTGATCAATTAGCTTTGACTGCTGTGTGTTCTGTATGCTTATTCTCTTGTCCTTTGCCTTCTCCTTAAGAGTGTCCTTCTGACTCATCTGCTCTGTCTCTACTCCTTTAAGCTGCATATTTAGATCAAACTCCATCCTCATCAGATCCATCTTAAGTTGAGCCTCTTGCTTCAGTTTCTCAATATCAAAGCCAACCTCAGCCTGTTTGATCTGCATCTTAGACTGCGTCTCTGCCTGTATAGCCTGCAACGCATTCTGAGCAGCTGCCTGCTGTGATTGTTGTTGAATTTTACCCTGCATCTCCTGCTGAGCCTGCTGATTCTTCTGTATTGTATCCTCCTTCTTCTTTCTCTGAAGTTTAAGGTACTGGTTAGCTAGTTTAAGGTTTCTAATCTCTCTTATATCTATCGCGTCCTCAAGATATATTGAGTCTCTAGATAGAGCCATCTGAATGTTAGCCTCTAGCTGAGCCTTCTCCTCCTCATCTGGTGTAACCTCTATAAAGATTCCAAAGTCGTATATATGTAGGTCCTTTATATCTTCAAGTATACTCACATTATACTTACCAATCTGAAGTATGAACTCATCCTTAAAGTCTGAGTACTCAAGTATATCAGCAACCCTACAAGATATCGCCTCTGATAGTGTTCTTGTAATGTATAGACTAGACTCAAGTATGTGTCTTGTAGCTGTGTTTGAGTTAAGAGCAGCAAGTTTTTGTATACCAACTAGAGAGTTAGGATCTGGCATAGATCCGTCACGTGCCTCGTTAAGACCTGTAACATCTCTAATCATTCCTAGGTAGTGGTTATAACTGCCAACAAGACTAGCTATCTTAGCCTGACCGCTGTTTGAGTTTAGCTCCTGTATTGGAACTCTTGCGTTATTGAACTCACCATCTCCAGTGTAGCTCCTACCAATTACACTACCAGTCTGAAAGTATAGTCTAAGGGCATCCTCTGGTGTATATGCGGATCCAGTTCCAAGGTCAACCTCATTAATACCATCGGCATCAATAAATACACCATCTGGAACTACCTTAGATATAACCTGTTGTAACTTTAAGTGCACAACCTGTATAAGGTCAGCAAATGGAATCATTCTCTTAACGAGAGACTCTATTGCCCCCTTGTACATCCTTGGCGCAACTGCAATGTAGTTAGGCATAGCGTGCTGAGACGCTGACTTAGGTCTAACCATGTTGCGAGATAACTCCCACTTTAACATAATGTTTGTGCCCATAACCATTATACCATCGTACCACACGTCAATAGTCTTCTCAACCTTCTCGAAGTTACCCTCGTCCATCATCTCCTGCGGTGGGTTGAATGTGTCTTCCTTATCTATTATCTTAAAGTTACCGTTGTCAAGGTTCTTCTTCTTGTATACTATCCTCTTGGTCGTCTTATAATTAAAATATAACAGTGTAGCAGTGTCCTTATTAAAGAGGCTGTTACTATAAAACTGGGATGAACTGTAATAGTTATACCAAGACTGGCTATACTTAGAAATCTCTTCAAGTTGTTCATTAGTAAGCGTGGTGTCTATCTTTACAAGCTCTGTTATAGGAAGTGTCTTAATCTCTCCCCAGTAGAAGCAGTCCTTAAAGTTTGGATCCTCTGTGTAACTATGAACCACATTTGCAGGGTCTACGTACTCAACTCTAACTCCATCTCCTGGAAGGAACATGTGCTTAACAACACCAATACCTAGAGTCGCTATGTCATAGTCTACCCTCTTCCTTGTCTCGTTGTAGTTGTTCTGATCTAGTATAGTATTAATGGCCTCCTCTTCGGCAATCTCTATAGCTGGCTTGTACTTAAGCTCCATGTATAGAGCAAGTTCCTCATCGTTTTCTGGAAGTTCTTCTGGGTTTGTGTCGAACGCGTCAACACCTAGATTATTTTTAATATCTGTAAGGATATCCTTAGAAAGCATGTCCGCCTGTATCATGTCCTGATACCTGGTCTTCTTCTGTAGTGATATAGAGTCCTGAGCGTATGCCTTTACTTTAAATAGACGGTCATTCATTCCGTTGACAACAACGTCAACAAACTTAGGTATGATTGGTACTGGAGTCCAGTCCAAGTTTAGGTGGCTTAGATCTCCGTCTACAGCCATCTCGTTCTTATACTTGGCCACAGACTGTTCGCCCCTAGCGTATAACCTTAGCCTATGAAAGTCGCCCCACTGATTATAGAATCTTGAGTTATTGTTATCCTTTCTAAACCACTCATATTGAATAGATTGCCCAATTTGTAGTCCATACTCGTATGTCTCCTTTTCTCTATCCGATGCAAATTGATCAGGAAAGCCTATAGGATTTATTTTTACAGTTACATCCTTCATCTTATAATTTCACTATATCTGCCATTGTTATTATATTTCGCAAAGGTAATGCTTAATTTCGATTCTTTTTTTGCCGTAAGGTACACATTCTTTTGGTTAGCCATTATAGCAAGTCCAGAACTGATGGCAGCATCAAACTTTGTCCTATTATTTATATCAAACTTAGCCCACTCCTCTATTGTTCTAGTGAAGTACATGCTACCCATCTCGTCAGAGTCCCTGTACGTGCTCTCCATATCTAGACCTACGTACTTTTCTATGTACGACTCAATTGCAGCCGCGTGAGACTGCTTAACATCCTCAGACGAGTTAGGTATACCACCAAGCTCTTTCTCTGTCTTAGAGAGGTTAGTTATGTGTTTATCTGGCCTATTCATAGAGAATCCCCTATAACCTCTGTTCTTTAGGTGGTACAGTAGCCTTGGCTTATTGTTCTCAACAAGTATCGGCATACCGTAGAACACGCACGCCATGAGCACCTCCTCAAAGAATATCTCTGCCGTCTGTGGCCTCGCTATGTACTCAAGGAAGAAGTGGTTACTCGGAGCATCGTCCATGTTAAACTTGGTAAGTCCGTGAAGTGATCCGTTAGATCCACCACCACCAACAGTTCCTGATATATCATAAGGGTCACATCCAAATGCACCGATGTGGTCATTACCTGGATACCTCATCCCATTCTTATTGATAACATTATTCTGTAGCTGATTGCTTGGTATCCAAGACACTAGGAATCTACCCCTTGTATCTGGTGTCCAAACAACCCTTGTGTCCTTCTCTCCATTATGCCAACTAAACGATCCACGAGTTAGAACCCTGTCCTTTATAAGTGAGTCGTTGTAGTCTATCTGCTGGTATATCTTTGTAAGGTTGAATATAGATGACTTGCTCTCGTCCCTGAACGCGTGAGACTCTGTCCTGGAGAACTGCCTATAGAACTCATTTAAAGCATCAGCGTCTCCCTTAAGTGACTCAACCTCGTTCTCCCAGTAGTCAACAGCACCAGTCTTTATCATTGACTTGTCTATACTTTGCACTGGATTGGATGGCTCTCTGAATACTGGCATCCCATAAATATTTATGTAACCCTCAAAGTTCCACTCCATCGGTATATACAGCGAGTACATACCAGACTTAGTCTGTCCGTTGTTGTTTCTTGTTTTTATGTTTGAATCCTCGTACAGCTTCTTAAAGTTCGAACCTCCCTTTGCAAGCGCATTAGGTGTTGATCCCATTAGGCACTTACCGATGATCCTGCTACCTAATCGTAGACAGGTCTTGGTAACCCTCCAGTTGTTTAAGATGTTATCTGGTGCTAGCCACTTACCGCTCTCGTCGTGTATTAGTAGCTGTAGCTTCTGACCATCGTACGAGTTGTCTCCAGTATTCTTCCAGTCAATCGTAGTATCAAGACCCTGTATCTCAACGTCTCCGTCCTCGTACATATTCTTCTTGGTGATCTTGGATGCAGGAACCCTGAACGCAAGCTCTGTCTTTGGCTTGTCCATACCATCCTGTATAGGTTTGAAGAAGAAAGGGTAGTTGTTCACAATAGGCACAACCTTGTCAGTAAACATTGTCTTGGCATCGTTACCAGTCTTTGATAGTATCCCAAGTCTTGCATCCTTTGCAAGTGTTCCTATGTTGGCCAACTCGCTTGATCCCATAAACGAGAACCCAGAACGTCTAATCTTCAAGTATGTCATACCAAAGCACCTGTCGTCAGCCTTGCATGCCTCCCAGAATATAAAGAATATCCTGTTAGCCTCCCTGAAATCTGGAAGTCCAACATCAATCTTTGTCCACTGCAGGTACATGTACTGAGAACCAGTTATATAAGTATCTATTCCGTTATTCTTGAAGAAGAACCCATTCTCCCTACGGTCAAACTCTCCCTCTATGTAGTCAACCCACTTGGCCTTAAACTCCTTTGACATTGTATGCCACTGGAATATAGACTTAATATTTGATAGTTCCCTTGGATAGTCTGCTGGTTCCCAGTACTGATTATCCTTCTTCTCGTCCCTTTTATACACATCTTTTGGGACGGATGGTAGCGCTATATTGAGACCGTTTATCTCGTATATGTCACCAATGGTTCCGTCCTTAGATATTACAACCAGGTCGTGCTTCTCATCATAACCATAAGCCCAAGACTTGCTCTTGTTCTTCATGTGTATGGTGTTAGCAGGCAGGAAGTCGCTAAGCCTTGTGTATAAGTTATTTAGATCTTTTTTCTGCAAATCCCTGTATTTTAGGTTCCGATACCTTAACCTCCTCGGTTAGTTTGTCGTTCTCTTGCTCTATCCTATTAAGTATCTGGAAGGCATCTTCGATTGCAAGCCTTTTTGTAGCTGCCGCGTTCTTTAACTTGTCAGCAGATAGGTCTGTCTCCATGCCAGTTATAATCTCGTCCTCTGCAACCTTTATTAGTTCATTAACTGCCTTGTATCCAGCAGCAATGATCTTCTGTTTTATTATGTTGTGGTCCATTTGATTGTAATGTTTTTGGTGGTCATCCTGTACAGCTTCTCGTCGTTTATATAGAATGGGTACTCACTGTCTGGCTCAAACGAGATCTCATCTCCAATGCTTAGACCAAGGTCTAGCAACTCTTGATTTATGTAGACAATAGTACCCATAAGTGGCTCCTCATTGCTGTTCTTATTTATAGTAGATTCCATCTGTTTCAGTGGCTTAATAAAGCAGTACTTGGAGTGTGTGTTCCACTCACCGTTCTGGTTATACATGAAGTACTGCTCATCATCTATAAAGAATAGGTCATCCTTAAAGAAGCTGGCTCCGCTCTTCTCTCTACCCTTCATGTCATAGTAAACCTTGAACACGTTGTGGTGAACTAGAAGTATATCGTTAACTTTTACTTTTCCGTCATAAGTTAAAGGTACACTTACAACTTCTGCAAGTCTGTTAGACACAGTGTGGTCCTCTTTAGACGTGCTAGTTATAAAGTCAATCCCTCCAATATCTTTTATATTATCGTATCGCCTACCATCTAATGGTCGGACGATAAACATATCTGGGGATCTCATCAGAAGTTTATGTTGTACTCTAGTGAGACTGGCATATTAATGTTAAACTCCTTCCAACAGAACACCTCAGAGTTCTTCTCTATCCATACCTTTATACCACCAGACTTGTCGTCTAGCAGTATAGAGTGCACTGTGTAGCTCTTATCCAGAACCTCCTGACCGACGATGAAGTGCATCGCGTCGCTCTTGTAGTTAGGCCCTATAGATATCTTTCTAATATCATTCATTTGATTTATATTCCTCCGTCTTGTATTATCCAGTTATTTGGTGCTGCTAATAATATATTTTTACCTGTTGTTCCTGCCGATGTATACTTAGCTGTTCCAAAACTTATGTTTGTTGAAAGTGGTGATGTTGTGTTTGGTTGAACACCATTTACTATCCATCCATTATATATTGCATCTAGGTTAGTTGATGAGAAGTTTAGATTTGTTTTTCCTAACATGAAATTACTGAAATTAGTTACCTTACTTACATTCCAGTTACCTATGTTTTGATTGAATGTTGTTGCGTTTTGAAACATACCGTTCATATTAATAACTTCAGAAGTATTCCAGTTATTCAATGGTTGATTAAAAGAACCAGCAGAGCTAAACAGACCTTTCATATTTACATTAGCTCCAAGTGTAGTATTTATACTCCAATTGTTTATATCAGGACTTCCATTATTGTTAAATCCAGATGCTTGAAACATACTTTCAAATACTGTAACCTTACTTACATTCCAGTTACCTATGTTTTGATTGAATGCTGTTGTGTTTTGGAACATACCTTGCATATTAGTAATATTTCCTGTTGTAGATCCTACTCTTTCCCAATTAGCTAATGGTTGATTAAAGGCGTCAGCATTGTTGAACATATTAGTAGTAGTAGTCACTTTGCTTATATTCCAACTACTAATATCTCTATTGAAATTAGATGCATTAGCAAACATAAGTGTTATATTAACTGATGCTGCTGTAGTATTTATAACCCAATTATTTATAGGTGCTGTGTCATCTCCATTTGTAAAATTAGATGCTCCATTAAACATACTTGCAAATGTGGTAACCTTACTTACATCCCATGGCGTAGTTCCTGTTCCTAAGTTAGAGTTTAATCTTATTGCACTTTGGAACATACTAGACATATTAGTCACATTACTAGTATTCCAAGGTAATTGATTCGCTACTCCAGATGCAAATCCATTATTAAATGCAGTTGCACCTCGGAACATATAAGACATATTCCCTACTTTCGATAAAGAAGATCCTATTCTTTCCCAGTTATTAAGATTTTGATTAAATGATGCTGCACCGTCAAACATTTCATCCATATTAGTAACTTCTGAAGTATTCCAATTTCCAATATTGCTATTAAATAATGGAGAATTAGAAAACATAGCAGTCATATTAGTCACATTACTAGTATTCCAAGACCCAATTGGTTGGTTGAAGACAGAAGCACCAGTAAACATACTATTAGTAGTAGTCACTTTGCTTATATTCCAACTACTAATATCTCTATTGAAATTAGATGCATTAGCAAACATACCGTTCATCAATACAGATGCTGCAGTAGTATTTATACTCCAATTATTTATAGGTGCTGTATCATCTCCATTATTAAAATTAGATGCACCGTTAAACATATTTGCAAATGTTGTCACCTTACTAACATTCCATGGTGTTGTTCCTGTACCTAGGTTGGAGTTGAATTTAGATGCGCCTTGGAACATATTATTCATCAATACTGATGTTGCAGTGGTGTTTATAGTCCAAGATAACTGGTTTGCTACTCCAGATGCAGATCCATTATTGAAATTAGATGCTCCTCGGAACATATATTCCATATTTGTTACTTTTGATAAAGAAGAACCTGACCTTTCCCAGTTACTAAGATTTTGATTAAATGATGTTGCATAGTCAAACATCTGGTTCATATTAGTCACATTACTCACATTCCAACCGCTAATATCTTGATTAAAATTACTTGATGAGTTAAATGAACCAAACATACTGGTCATATTAGTAACTGCTGAAGTATTCCAATTTCCAATATTGCTATTGAATAATGGACAATAAGAAAACATATAAGACATGTTAGTAACTGAACTTGTATTCCATTCATTTATTCTACCAACAGTAGTTAGTAATGAACAATATGAAAATACATTTGATAAACTAGTCACTCCAATTAAATTAGGAATATCAGTTATTCCAGACATAGTTACATTACTACAAGAATTAAAAGAATTTGCCCCCATTCTTAACTTACCCCAACTAGATATAGACTTTATTTTTAATCTATCATTAACATTTGTAGGACCAAATCCAAAAGTAAAATCATCACCAAACACCCTTACTGGATACTCTCCTGATGCTGTATATGTGTGTATTCTATTTGCATAAAAATTAGCACTATTCATGGTACTATACTGGCCATCACCCCAGTCTACCCATATTGATTTCCCAGAGGCGACAGTTATTGGTAACTGTATTTGATTAGCTGCTGATGAGCTTTGTTTTATACTTAATGATATATTTCCAACAAATGTAGATAACGGTGTAATTGATAGTGCAGCTGTAGTTATTGGAGTCATAGTTATTATAACATCAGTTCCAGCAAATAATGGAGCACTAGATACACCTCCAAAGTTTATTGTAACTGAACCTGTTCCAGTAACTGTGTACTTCATTTGATAACTCTGTCCTTGAATAGGAGTTAAACCAAATTGAAGCACAGCTGCACTTCCTGTAGTGTGATTATATCCACCATTTACAAGATTTGTTCCAGCAGGCGCCCAATTAGTTCCAGTTCCAGTTATGTTAGCTTGTTCTGTTATACTAACTGCACTAGTTTCAGTTGTATTCCAAACAGATTGAAATAAACTTAATTTTTTTGTTCCGTATGTTTGAAACGCTAGTCTATTCATATTATAGGTTTCCTGAAGTTATAAATGTATTTGGAGCTAGCATTCTCTTTAATGTAAAACTTAACTTAGGAAACATAGTTAAAGCTGAATTATTATTTAAAGTTACACCAACTGCTGGAGTTACTGTTAATAGCGTTGAGTCCATTGTTACAAATGTACACTCAAATCCATCTGGTAAAACTAAAGGAACCGTTAGTACTAAAGGAGTTGCTGGCACTGGAGCTGTAAATATAATTACCCTTCCATTATCAGTTGAAGCTAATGTATAGTTAGCTGTTTTTTCTAAGACACTGTATATTAATGGAACATCTCCTGATCCAACTAAAGACGTACCTCCAACTGTTTTTATATTTACATTAGATACAAGTGCGTCTTGTTTATTATTAAATGTAGTGAAATTTGCAGAAGTTAGCACACCCCTATTTGTAGCAGAAGCGTTTGGTACATTCAATGTAATAACTGGTGTTGATGTTGAATTTACTACAGTACTTGATAGGTCAGTTTGACTTATACTAGTAAGTGTTATAGCTGCCACTGACGTAACAGTCCCTATCCCTCCACTCCCTCCAGATGTGATTGGAATGTTTAGTGTGTTACCTATAAGTGTAGCTGCACCAGATCCAGTCGTTGTAAGTGTTATCTTTCCTTGTGTGATTGTCGTATCAATTGCAATAACATTTGGTGACGAAGTAAGTAACCCGAATCCAGGTGTAACTGCTTGAGCTACGTTGTACTGTACAAATGTAATTGGTGTAGTACCAACCACAACCGTTCCTACAGTATTACATATGAATCCCTTTCCTCCATTTGAATCTCCTGACAGTATAAGTGTGTAGTCACCATAACGAATCTCTCCTGTAGGTGTATTGTCTGAGTCTGCAGATCTAATTAATGTATAAGGTGTTACAGAGTCTCCTACAACATCTACAGTGTACACACCGTTTTGAAGTGCACTTGTTTGTTGCCAAACTAATACCCTGTCTAGGTAAGAAGGAAACTCTCCGTCTACCTGTAACGCTCCATCTGTTGTTGCTGTCAATGTGGCTCCAACTCCTGCTATTCCGTTATCGTAATCAGCTGTTAGGTTACCTGTTGTGGCTGTGTAAACTGGAGAATTAAAGTTGACGTTTCCTGAGATATTGTCTACGTACTGCTTTGTTGCAGCACCTAGAGCAGCTCCTGGATCACCACTAAGAACTAGTAGTCCTGACATTGTGTCTCCAGCTCTATTTACTGGCACATAACCTAACTCTGCCTGCTTAGAATTAAAATTAATCCAATCTGTATTACTTAATAGCCCCCTGTTTGAAACAGAAGCACTAGGTATATTAAACGTATGAGCTGTTCCTACTGAACTTATATTGAAGTTCGTTCCTGTAGTTCCTACCTCTAAAGATTGTGCGGCTGCACTTAGGTTGTTTATAGATGTTATTCCGCCTCCACCTCCACCACCTGTTGAAGATATTATGCCTCCTGATATTGTTATATTGTCTCCTGCTACTATAATATCTCCATTAGCTGCTAGTATTTCAGAACTAGTACCCCCTGGTATTTTAAATTTATTAGCAGTTATGTCTGTAATAGTTTCATTTCCTGCAATTGTAACCTGTTGAAGCGTCGGAGTTATTCCAGCAGCTGCACTAACCAAGTCAACTATACTCTGTATAGTAAAGTTTTTAGTGGCGTTATCATTTTCAACATCTGTTCCAACTAATAAATCATCAACGTCTGGTAGTGCTACTTCTTGGTACTGGCTAATTTTTGTCATCTGTGATCTCTCCTGTTTGTAGGTTTATGTTTACGTTTCCGTAAACTTCTAATAATTTTTTTTCTTGCTCTTTAAAATCTAAAGATACTATCTCTAATTTAGAGAATATGTCTTCCTTAAATACATTAATTTTTTTGATTTCAATCTCAGCGTCTGCGATCTTTCCTTTTAACGTATTAAACTCTGAGTTTACTCTTCTTAAGTCTTCTAATTCTTGTTCTGTTATTGTTTTCATTTGATTTAATTTTTTACAAAGATAGTCATTTTATCAATTGATTTTATCGCGTGATCATTCTCTATTTTGTCTAGTATCCAAACGATAACCCTACCAAATCTTGTAAGCGTTCCTGTCAATTGATTCTTTCCTAATACACTAGATATAGTCTCTCCAATGTCACCGAACCTGTACCCTTTATTGCTTATAAGTACTTTATTAAATAGGGTTCTAAACTCTCTATTTCCGAACTTGTCTATATTAACTGCTGAACTCTTAAAATAACCTAATTTATCTTTAACAAAGAACCAATTAATTAAACTTAAAGGGAGAAATAATACGTAGGCAATTATAAATAGGATCATAATAATATTGCTTCTGCTTGTATAAATAAATCGTCTACCTGTTCGTTCGTCATTTGTAATGCAGACTGCAATAATAGAACTGTCTGACTTGTTCTCTCTACCGTTGTTCCGTAATTCCAAATGTAATTTGCGGCTGTCTTTGAAGGCTCAGGCAATGTTTCTAACGTTTGTTCTATTGAAGTTTCTAGTTGCATTAATTTTAATATAGTTCTAATTCTCCATAACTGCACCTCGTCTGGAACAGTTAAAGTCGGTGTATTTACATACTGTATATACGCGGGAATCTCGTCTTCTGAAATTTCAAATGCATTCGGAAATTTAGTAAATATTGGATGGTCTTCTATCTCTCCTACGTAGTTGTCTAAATTTACTATTGTATAGCTATTTGTTCCTACTGAGTTAATTTGTCTTATATGTCTCATTATGTAAAGTATTGTAAAGTTAGTGATACTACTCTTGCTGCTATAAATGCGCTGTGTGTTATTACAAATTCAAATCCTGTATTTGTTGAATTTCTTCTTAAAAAACAAACTCTACCAGTAGTTGCAACCGCTGAGGTTGATGTGTTAAACATACCTGTACCATAATATAAAATATCTAATGACGCGGTAAATCCTGTTGGACTTAATGGAGTTGGCATATCGGTAGGCAATGGAATAAAAGCTTGTGTAATATTTCCAGCAGTGCTATAAATTAAATTTACTCTAACGGTAACTAAACTACCTACTTGATTCCATTTATAAGTGTTTGCTAAAATAGTTGTAGGAGCAGTTCCACTCCAATTTGGAGTCAAACTATATGTTTGTTCTGCTACGTCTTTATAAACTTGTTCCGTTGGAACTGCACTTGAAGCAGTTTTGTTAGCTAATATTGTAAAAGCAGATTGAGGCGATACACTTATTGTTAAATCTCCACTTCCTAAAATGCTACTTCCGTTAATAGATTTAATATTTACAGTAGATTGTAAAGTATCTTGTTTTCCACTAAACTGACTTTGAATTCCACTTGTAACACCTTTTACGTATGCTAATTCAGTAAGACTTGGATAAGTTGCAGTAGGTAAACTAACTACGTTTTTATTCGCATCAAATGAAGCAATAGTATTTATAGTTTGTCCTGAAGCATTTAGTCCTGTACCTGTAATAAGTCCATCACTATCTATTTTTGCTTTTTCTACAAAATTTGTTTTAAATTCAGCAATATTAGCCCCATTAGTCGTCATAAAAATACCACCTATTCCATTTATTGAAACACCTGATACACCAGCACCATTATTAGATTCAGCACTTACACCATCAGAATTTTGAGAAATAGCATTTATACCATAACCATTAATTGAAGAAGCAACTATTGAACCTGATGTTATAGACCCATCATTGTTAATAGAGGCTTTAACTACGTAATCTTTTTTAAACTCTACAATATTTGAAGTGTTTGTTGATGCTAGATTAAACACTCCTGCTGGGGCAAGGATGCCGTATACTTCAATTCCAACACCTGAAGCATTAACCTCAATTCCAACATCATTACTATTAACTTGAATCCCTAAATCAAGACTATTTGTAACGATGCTTGTCGCTCCTGTAAATGTTTTATCTCCAGCAAATGTTTGTGTAGTTGTTGAAACTAATCCTTTTTGAGTTGCAGTTGCTAATGGCACTAAATTTTCAGCAAGTGAATGTTCCCATAATGATGCAGAGTCATTCCAATATAATATCTCATTGTTTAATGCTGGAGTTTTCTCAACATCAGCTAAATCCTTTAGGTATATGTTAGGTATTATAGCAGAAGATATGGCCGCTGTTCCCCTTACTGGATCAGTACCGCCAAATAGAAATTCATAATAGGCTCCAGTGCCCCCACCTGTTTGGATTCCGTAAAACTTTAGAACTATCCTGTCTGTACTTAAGAAAATTCCATTATTCCACAATGCTGTAGAGATATATTCAATATAGAATCCTCCATTAGCAGGTACAGGAACTTTAGCACTTTCAGATATAAACACTTCAGTTCCAGCTAAATCTCTTTTATAAATGCTATAGAAAAAATCAGCCCCACTAGATGTAGAACCACTTACTCTTCTTATATTTCCAATTACCGTAAAGTTAAATACCCCAGGATTACCTAATAGGACACTAGGATCACTAATTACTACCCCGCAAAGCGTGGGGGCTGCCAAAGTACCATCAACTAAAGGCGTTGGAACATCAACTGCTACAGTATTGTATCTTGAGTCTGCTATATTTCTAACTAATGCCGTATAACCTGCTATAACAGGATCAGGAAATGTTGTAGCGTATAAGTCTAATGTAGATGGTAAGTCAGCAGATGTAAGATATGTATTATTATCAACTGAACCATCTGCCTTTAAGAATTGATAATCAAATCCGCCGTCTTTTATTAATTTCTGAGCAGTTAATTCTCCTGCCTGATTCACTGTTAATTTATTAACTGAATTTTTTGCTAACTCAATAAAATTACCTGTTGATGAAGTTCCGCTGTTTATAACTAAACCTTTATTTGAGTTACCTAAAATAACGTCAATAGCTATTGCGCCATTCCCATTTACTTGTAAACCTATTCCATTAGAATAAATAGATGCCCCAATATCTTCAGAACTAACAAATAAACCAGTTCCAATATCAGAAGTTACATACATTGCTGTTCCACTATAAGAATTTGCTTTTACACCAATTTGTTCTAGAGAATCACCATATACAGCTACTCCTGATTCAGAGTATCCCTGAACACCGTATCCATTATCTGAAGTTCCATAAACACCTGTTGACGATGGTGAAGTACCATAAACCCCATAAGTTTCATTTGATTCTCCTTTTATACCATAACCTTGAGATGAAAATGAAGTAATACCATCCCCTCCACCATCTCCAATTGTAATAGTTATACCATTAGTAGTAGTTGCTCCTTCATCTGTAACTGATTGCAAATCTTGTGAACCTCCTCCGCCACCTTCTACTGTAACAACATTACCACTTGCATCAACACCTATCGCCTGTCCAGCAGTTGTAGGGGATGCACTTGTTAGTCTTTCAAGTCTTAATCCTGATGTATCTTCTGCTTCAGAGTATATGTGTAATGTGTTTGTTGGCTCTACAACACCTATTCCTATTTTACCGCCTGATGTAGGAGTAATAAGTGGAGTACCTGTAAGTTCATCATTAGTTCCTGTTCCAAATAATACACCGCCTAAATTAATACTATTAACTGCTCCATCTGGCAATGAAATACTTTTTCCAATTATTATATTATTACTTCCAACATTATTGTCAGCAAAAGACACACCCACATTGAATCCGAAGAAATTTGAATATTGAGCATCTATTGTCTCTGAACCAGCATTACCCCCAATAAAATTTGAACGAAAAGAGTTTGTTGCTGCACTACCAGCATTGCCGCCAATAAAGTTTGAACCATTAGAACCTGTTGCATAATAACCAGCTTCCTGACCTATAAAATTAGAATTATAAGCATTTGTTGCACCATTACCAGCATTCTCTCCAATAAAGTTTGAAGTATTAGCACCTGTTGCTTGTTTACCAGCTTGATAACCAAAAAAGTTTGAATTAGTGGCATTTGAACCATCTCCAGTTCCAATTAATCCTGTTGAAAAAAGACTACTGTCATTTACAATAGTTATAGGTGAATCTCCACCTCCGCTACTAATATCTATAAGTGATATCATGTAGTCCTCGTCCTCCTCTATAAATCCGTTGCCATCCTTAAAGTCTACGTTTACAACAAGGAAGTTAGGTTCTGGTATGTACTCCTCTACAGAGACTATATTGTAGCTTCCGAACAGGTTTATATTCTTAGCCTTGTAAAGCAAAACATTTGTTCCCACTAAGAAGTTAAGGAACTCAACTACGTCATTTCCCTTTAGAGTTGTCTTACTTAATAGGAATGTACTTATTGCAGAAAAATTAACAGTCTGCCCTATCTCTGTCTCAAATGAAAGTGTTCCAGTAGGCCTTGTCTCTGGCGGAGTTATTGTGAAGTACTTGTACAGTAGATCTACCCCAGTGTTTATTACCTGGTTGTTGTTAAAGTAATGTGATAGCTTCCTTGGAGTAAAGTTCTTAGTCTTATTATACGTGTTTACGTCCGTTCCTATCCACTTGTCGTCTGCCGTTACGTACTCATCTATATTATAAACACTTATTTTTGTCATCTTCCTTGTCCTTTATAGGATTTTTTATAGTTCTTGCTCTGTTTTAAGGACGAAGTCTTTGATTTAGAATGAATCCCTGGTCTATTTATATCCTTCTTAACAGACTTAATAGATACTGTTTGTTTAGCCATACTACTATTATAAATGATATTATTATTATCCAGAGAATATTGAAAGATTTTCTTTCAATCTGTTTTTTCTTTAATTTTTCAACAGTCTTCGTAGACTGTTGCTTATCTTCGATCTTAGACGCTATCTTTTTCTCTGTATATATAGACCTATCTTTTGTCTTCTTATACGTTAAAACTACGTTCTTGTATACCTTACCGTCTATCACTATGTCCTTGCACGTGTCTAGTGGAGTTATTACAAATTCGTCTATAACTATGTCCGTCTCGTTCTTGATATCGACAACCTCTTTTGTCGCAATTTTAACCGATATTTGCGACACAGAGTCCTTCTTAACCTCGTCTATTACTACCTTTCTAGTAGAACATGATGCTAGCAACACTGCACATGTTGATAACAACACGCATATCCAGAAGTATATGTAGTTCCTGTTATGATTTGTCATGATATGGTTATGGTTATATCCTTTGCCTTCTGCATCTTTTTAAATAAAGAGTCGAACGCCTTCCTTGACTTTGTTATATAGTCCAATGATCTGTTCTGACCAACAAGTATACATCCCTCTGTGTCATGGTTCGAGTTACCTGCATGAATACGCACACCCTCAAAGTTAGGAACATTTATTAGTAACGGAAGCAGCCTCTTGAACCTATTGGACTGGTTAATTATAACCTTGTACGTCCCCTTAGCTATTGCTGTCTCTCCCTTTATCTTTACATCTCTCTCAACGTCTTCTAGGGTGTAGCACTCAAACTTTCCATCAATGGTTAGCTCACCTATCGTCGAGTTGCTCGTCCTGTGCAGTCTCTTTACCTCTATTTTCATTTCTCTTAAATGTTTCGTAAATTTTAACCGATGTATATACTATAGATAGAATAAGTAGCAGTATCTTTAGTGCATTCTCAATGTTTGTAAATGTCATAAAGAATGTTAACGAGTTTATTATGTATAACTTAGTTGACTCCATTAGCTCTTTATTAACTTTACTATATCAGTAAATCCTTGAATGCTAACATATGCCGTAGCTATAACAACCCAGTCCTGAGACGTTAGGTCACCTGCAAATAATGCCATACAAGCTATCGCAAAAACTAGTAGTTTCCTGCTTATAAACTTGTTCAGTATTACATCTATCTGCTCCCTGCTCATCTTACCACAGTGCAACCATACCAGTTGCGCTTGTTGTTGATGAGAATACTCGAACTATCTGTATCGGTAGAACAACTCCTGCTGGAACTGAGTTCAGTGTTACGTCGTCTCCTCCTGCAGTAAGAACGCGTATAATTCCTCCAGAACCAGTGTATAGCACGCAAGGTTCTGTTGATAATCCATCAGCAGCGCTTGGAGATGCTATGTTTACTGTGTCAGACTTTACTACATCTTTAGCTCTAGTCTGTTGTAATTTTTGATATGCCATTACTTTAATATTTTGTTAATTAGTAGATCTGGGTTATTTAGTGTCTGCTTTCTCTTTGAGCATCCACAGTCCTTGTTCGCTGCCTTTGCAACCTTCTCGACAACTGTTTTAATTCCAGTTGCTGTTGTTATCTGTTCTATTCTGTCTCCTAGTAGCATATTACTTCTTTTTAGCAACCTTTCCTGTCATCTCTCTTGACTCTAAGAAATCCTTACTTATAGTTCTTCTCTGTTTAGTGTACTCCTTCTCCTTTGCGAACTTCTCTGATAATTTTTTTGCAGCTGTAGTTCCAAGTCTCTCTTGATCTAGAATCTCTCCAGATCCAGAGATCATTCTAACAGTTTTAGTAGATCCAGATCCAACTGTATCTAATTTTTTTTCATAAGGTCCAGTCTTTAAAGGAGAAGTCTCCTTCTCGTACCCCTTTGGGTTCCCAACTATCTCTGTGTCCTTGTTAAACGTAGGTAACCCTCTCTTGTATGCCATTTTGTTTTATTTTTTAGTTCCTCTTGCTCTCTTGTCTCCAGGCATCGCGCACTTAGATCCTCGATTTGATGACGCGCTCTTCATAACTATACCACTCTTTGTGTGGCTCGCGTCTAGTCCGTCTCCGTTACCGTACGTGCCACGTTTTCTGTTAATAGCATTAAGCTCGACACGCTTCTTTACCTGATCTGGGGACTTGTTGTACTCCTTCTGGTAGTCGTTGTGCCTCTTCTTCGCCTCTGGATTGGCAGCGTAATATTTTGCTGTTCTTCCTGGCACTATTTTTTCTTCTTGGCGATCATCTTCATGAAGTCAAACTTCTCTTTCTTCTGACCAGGTTTTACTTCCTTTTTAACCTCTGTTTTTGCTACTACTTTTTTCATTTTTTCTTTGATTTACCTGCCTTAGATAAGGCGATTGCTATTGCTTGTTTTTGTGGCTTACCACTCTTAATCTCTGTTCTTATGTTTGCGCTAATAGTCTTAGCGCTGCTTCCCTTTTTTAATGGCATGACTCTATTTTTTTACGTTACCTTTTAAGTATGACATCTTTCCGTTCAATGATTTTGCTGACTCGTACTGCGCAGCCTTCTTCTTTATCTTCTTTTCCTGCTCCAGCATCTCCTTAGTGGGCTTCTTTCCAGAACCCTTGTTATCTCTGATGTTGTCCCATAAACCTCTCTTAGATGTGCTGCCGTCTTTTCGTGTCATCATAAATGTTTTATCTTTGCAAAGATAATAATATAAATCAAATGAAATACAAGCCATACGCAGACTACCTCAAGTACTGGAGGGCAATAAAGACGCTCATTCGTCACAAGTACAACCTAAGCAGCTCCGATATAGACATACTACTTTTCGTCTACAGCGAGCAGTACTTCCGTCACAAGCAGTTCTGGGAGTTCGAGTCTGGACTCACCTGGGAGAAGGACCGATTCAAGAGAATGATCGCTGACGGCTGGATCACACTATGGAGGCCGAACAAGAATGGTGAGGCTGCCCTTTATGAGGCCTCCTACAAGACTCGCAGGGTTATAACCGATATATACGAGAAGATCGAGCTCAAGGTTCACGTATCAGAGAACCCTACATCTAACCCTCTGTTCAAAAAGGACGCGTCATATAGTGAGAGAGCCTCCAGGCCCATTATTCGTAAGATGAATCGTACGCGTAAGGAGCTCAAGAGGCTTAGGGATATCGAGGATCAGAAGATCTAGAGGACCACGACTATGTCTCTCTCCAGGATCACCGTATACTTGATGTCGTTTACCAGCATCGTGTATCCAGCGTTCTTATCGTAGTAGATTATGTCTCCCTCCTTCACGCAGTCCACATTAGTTCCAGGCTTCACAACCTCTCCCTTCTTGTACCTGAACTGGTCGGTCTCGTTTCCAGTGAGCAGCAGACCCGACTGGGTCCTGATCTGCTCTTCTATTGTATTGATTACTAGGTATTTATTGATTGGTTGCATTATGCTCGTGTCATTGTTATTATTGCGTTAGTACTAAGTATTGTTGTGGCTACACTGACCGCGTTCTTAAGCGCGTTCTTCGTCACCTTCAGTGGGTCGATTATACCCATCTCGTACATGTCACCGTACATGTCGTTCTTCACGTCGTACCCAGTGTTGGCATCTGATGCGCACTGCTCCATGATGTCGTAACCGTCGTTACCTGCGTTCTCGTGTATCTGCAGCAGCGGAGCCTGAATCGCCCTTGCCATGATCTGCATCGCCACGTACTTCTCTGGGCTGATGTCTTCTATCATGTCATCCGCATCTGCGATGATCCTGTATGACTCGTTGAACAAGGCCAACCCCCCTCCTGGAAGGATTCCCTCTTCTAGTGCTGATCTAACCGCGCAGACTGCGTCGTCTACCCTGTCCTTTCTCTCCTTCTGCTCTAGGTCGGAGTTACCTCCCACGTATATAACAGCGATTCCACCTGTCAGGCTGGCTATCCTGTGCTTGATGAACTCCTTGTCGTTCTTCTTCTGTGCAGCGTCATGAGCTAACCACAACTGAGCAACCCTGTCGGTTACCTCCTTATCCTTGCTCGCTGGCTTGATTATAGAAGACGTGTCTCTACCTATGATGATCCTGTCTGCCTTGCCCAGGTCCTCTATTGTTATAAGACTCAAGTCATCACCTGTACTCTCTGAGAAGTACTTTGCTCCCAATGATATAGCAATGTCGCTCATCAGTTCGTTCATCTTGTACCCGAACTCTGGCGGTGCTATGTTACAGAACTTCAGCTTGTTTTTCACCACGTTAACTGCCAACGTGTTGATCACGTTCTGGTTGCACGGCCCGATAATGAGCAGCTTCTTGTTCTCCTGTATCACCGTCTTCAGCACTCCTTCTATAGACAGGATGTTGGATATCTCCTGGTCTGTAACCAACACCAGAACATCGTCCATGATGCACTCGTCGTTCTTGAAGTCGTTCACGAACATGTTAGACGTGTAGCCCCTTCCAATCTTGATACCGTTTGTGAACTCTGAGTACGTCTCTGCCGTCTGTGAGTTCTCGATTGTAACAATCCCATTCTTACCAACCTTTGTGTAAGCACTCGATATTATCTTACCGATCTCGTTATCGTTGTTGGCCGAGATTGATGCCACGTTGTGAAGTGTCTTTCCACTCACCTTCTTGGATGATCTCTCCAGGCTGTGGATGATGCCATTGGCAACACTGTTTATGTTCTTGATCACCTCTGTCACGTTGTGCTTCTCGTTCAACAGGTCCTGTCCCTGTCTCACGATGGCCTCCGTCAGAACGATTGCCGTTGTTGTTCCGTCACCAGCACTGGTGGCTGTACGGTCTGCTGCCTCTTTTAAAATTTTTACAGCTAGATTCTCTACTGGATCTAATAAGAATATAGATTTAGCTACTGTTATCCCATCTTTCGTCACTGTGATTCCATGAGTATGATTAGGACTCTCTATAAGTACTGTTCGGCCTCTTGGACCAAGAGTACTCTTAACTGCCTTTGACAAAATTGTAATACCATTAATTAACTTGTCTCTTCCTTCCTTATCAAATAATATGTCCTTAGGACTATATCCGAATTCTTCCATTTTATTAAATTTTATTAAATTATATGCGACAAATATACAACAAATATATTAATATTTATTACTCTTTTTTAAGTTGTCAATAGCCCATAGAGGTTGGAAGTTTGTATAATGGTTTAATTTTATTACCTCTTCTTCTGTCTTGGCGCTTGATACTGGTATGATGTGGTCTAGATGCCATTCTCCGTGATTACCTATTGTCATTCCATCTGTGAATTTATTTTCTATATATATTATAAATTCTTTTACAGTGCAACAAAGTATCTCCTCTGTCTTAGCTCCTTTTTTAAATTGATTATCTCCTCTTTTAAAAGCACTTCTCACACAAGCTCTTACACTACCCCTTAACTTAAATAGATCATCTGTATTTTTTCTTTCTTTATGATATTTTTTATTGTATTCATATAAAGAACTTTTATTAACTTCCCTATATTCT